CTGACACTAATAAAAAAGCAAACGATCAACTAGACAATTTCACTAACCAGTTAGCTAATGAAATGTCACCCGTGTTACAGGGTTTTACCAACGAAGTGCAGCAGCTGGTAGAGCAAGCAAGTACACTGGAAGACTTGCAACAATCACTTGCTGATTTAGATTTAGACGTGAACGAAGCTATTGAAATAATGCAGCAAGCGTTTATTGTTGCAGAGCTTGGTGGAATGCTTGCTATTGAGGAGGAAACAGAATAATGGCAAGTGGCACTAACTACGGCTCGTTACCTTTTAAAGAAGCGATAGACGCTTTTAAAAACAAGTTAAATATACCTACTGAACGATGGGCGGATGTATGGCGCGACGGACATAATTCAAGTTTTATGGTGGCGGGTGCGCTTAAAGATGATTTACTTAATGACTTTCGTAAAGCGGTAAATTCAGCGATTGCTGAAGGTAAAAGTATTGGCTGGTTTAAAAAAGAATTTAACACCATTGTTGCTAAACACGGATGGAGCCATACAGGTGGCGCGTCATGGCGCAGTAGTATTATTTATCAAACTAATATGCGTCAGTCGCACAATGCTGGGCGTTATCAGCAATTACAAAGCTTTGAATTTTGGCAATACAAACATGGTGACAGCGCACAGCCTCGCGCCCATCATTTAGCTTGGCACAACACCGTTTTGCCTAAAGATGATCCTTGGTGGTCTATTCACTTTCCGCAAAATGGTTGGGGTTGTCGTTGCCGCGTTATCGGTTTAAGTAAAGCAACCATGCAGCGACGAGGAATAACCCCAAGTGAGCGACCGAACGATGGTACTCACGACTGGACAGATAAAGCCACAGGTGAAGTACATGAAATACCAAACGGCATAGATCCCGGCTTTGACTACGCGCCACAAAAACCAACCATAAAGCAACGCCAAAAAAAGCAACAAACCGCCAAGGCAGAGATTTTTAAACCACCACAACGCATAGCACCAACCGCGCTTAGTACTGTAAAAGGGGCTGATGTTCACAGCTTGAATGCTAAGTTAGCAGAGTTTAAAACAGCTAAACCTCAGTTTGATTTACTTGGCCAGTTCTTAACAAAACACGAGATTAAAACATTATTTGTTAAAGCCAGTGAAATGATACCTCGCAGCAAAGCATCAAGAAAAATCAATGATGCGGTGATGGCTTATTTACCCGATACAGTTAAAAAATATGGTCACAACAATTACTCTTATCGTGCTAAAATAGGCTCTATGCCCAATGGCTGGACATCCGCAGAGCTGAATCACATTACGGTAAAGCTTGAAAGCAATGCCCGCTTTAAAAAAGTGAATGTGAGTGAACTGATTAACGCTGTTGAGATTGCTATACTTCAAGGGAAAGATAATGTCCCACGTACATTGTCAGCCATAATCAGGCACTGGGGAGAAAGTGGTCACAGTGGTGGCGCTATAATTACCTGGCTACATGAGCTTGGCCATCAAGTACATTTTAAAGCAGGCAGCCCAAAGCCACCAATGGATCGTAGTATTAGTTTAACCCGTTACGGCAGTGATTTAGATGTTGAATGGCATGCTGAACACTTTGCTGCATGGATGTTGAACCGTGAAGCACTTGCCCGATGGAATAATGACATAGCGGTGTATTTTGATAATTTAATGAAGAAGGCTTTACAATGAGTTCGTTAGATAAAATGCTGAAAAAGATGAAAGCAGATCCTATTGATCATAGCGCCCCGATGCCTTTGGTTGATGAAGCTTTTGTTGTTATTAACAATGATGGCTTAACCTTTGCTGAAAAGAAAACCCGTATTGAGCAACTAGAACAACAAGGCAAAGGCGTCGAGTTAAGTTGCTTTACAGATGTTCATGAGTCTTTGATTGTTACCGCAAGTATGGATGAGTTATCAGCATTAAATGAGTCAGAGCAAGACTAATGGCAGGTGCCTTTATAGAAGTAAGCGTTGTAGGGGCTAGCGCTATTGCCAATGCCTTAAACCAATTACTACAACAAAGTGGCAATTTAAACCCCGCCTTAGCAGACATTGGCGAATACTTACTAGACTCAACCCAACAACGCTTTGTTGATCAACAAGCACCAGACGGAACCCCGTGGGATCCTGTTTCACCCAAAACCCTTAAAAAGAAAAAACGCAAAGATCGCGTGTTAACCGAAACGGGCACACTAGCCGACACACTTAATTATCAACTAGGCGCTAATCAACTAATGCTTGGCTCTAATCTTGAGTATGCTGCCACTCACCAATTTGGGCGTGAAGCTGATGGTATACCCGCTCGACCATTTTTAGGTATTGCCCCGTTTGAACAAACTGAAATACTGGCTATACTGCAAGACCACCTGCTGAGTTGATTTGTTGATTGGTTGAGCTATTAATTGTTAATTAACAACTAAGCGCCTAAAACGCGATTTAAGCCGTTATATTGTGTTTATGTGATAATGAGGCGTTTACAATCGCTCTATTGCTTAATTTACCTTGTGAATAGTTTATAAAACACATTGGTTCGCTTACTTTGTTGTTGTTGGCTATTGTTGGCTATTGTTAACCATGCGCTTGCTTTTTAGCGCGTTCAATCGCTTTTTTCACCCCCCCTAGCTTGTTTACTAATACAAGTTATTATCTTACGCGTTGTCATGTCGCTAATCTTGTTGCATGAAACATATTCAAGCAAAACAAATCGGCTTAGCTGCTTTAACCCAACAACAAACGCCCAGTGCAGCGTTTACTTTTGCCACGGGCGAACTTTCATTAAGCGATTCATTAAACGAGTCGCTAAACGGATCAACAAACAAAGCCACTAATAACAAAAGTAATCGTGTGCAAATTCTGCCCGACGGCTATTTTGCGTCAACCGACGGTCGCGAAAACGACATTGCTGGTGGCAAGTGGCTAATGGACGACGTGGCTTTTATGTCACTTGCCGCCCATGCCAGTACAAACAACAATGACTTTTTGTTTGATTATGAGCACCAAACCCTAAACAGCGACAAAAACGGCCAACCAGCCCCCGCCGCTGGCTGGTTTAAAAAATTAGACTATGTACCTGGGCAAGGGCTTTTTGCCGTAGACGTTGACTGGACTGCCGCCGCCGCACAATTCATTAAAAACAAAGAATACCGTTACACCTCAGCGGTTTTCTCTTACGACCGCACCACAGGTCGGCCCATTGAATTAATGCACGTTGCACTAACGAATCACCCTGCCGTTGATGGCATGAAAGCTATTGAAGCGCTAAAAGCTAACTCAAACAGTGGCTCAAGCCAAACACAATTAACTAACCAAAATAACACCAGCCAACCAAACCAACCAAACCAACCAAACAAAGGAGCCGCTATGAACGCAGCAACTCAACTTCTGGCGCTACTTGGCGTAACAGTTGCCAGTGATGACAAAATTACTGACGACTTATTAACGCAAGGTACTGCCGCCCTTACTGCCCTGCAAGCGAAAGCTGATTCAGTGGCTCAATTAACAACGGATTTAAACACCGCGCAAACCTCAGTGACTGCCCTTAAGTCAACAGCCGCACTTAAAGCACAAACGGCTGACGTTAACTTGGCTGAATTTGTACCCGTTGCAACATACAACGCACTAGCCACCAACTTTGCCGCATTAAAAGCGGGTAGCGACAACAATTCAGTTGAGCAGTTACTAAAAGACAACGCCGACAAAGTGTTTGAGTCTGAAGCGAGCTATTTAACTAGCTTTGGCAAGCAACAAGGTTTTGCTGCACTAAAAGCCATGGTTGATGCACGACCTGCTATTGCTGCGCTTAAAACCACGCAAACCCAAGGTAAAGAAAAACCTGACGGCAATAACACAGGTACAGCGGCATTAACGGCTGAACAAAAATACACAGCGGATCAACTAGGCATGAGCCATGCTGATTTACTTAACAGCATCAATAAGGAGGCCAAATAATGGCTATTGTTACCCCTGCACTAATTAGTGCCTTATTCACTGGTTATAACGCTAATTTCGAAGCGGGCAAGTCAGAAGCCGCGCCGCAATTTAGTAAAATAGCCTCGGTCATCAAATCTACTACCGCTAGCAATACGTATGGCTGGTTAGGTAAATTTCCAAGTTTAAGTGCTTGGGTTGGCGACAGAACCATTAAATCAATGAAAGCGCATGGTTATACCATTACCAACGAAGACTATGAGTCAACCGTTGGTGTTGATCGCAATGACATTGAAGACGACAACTTAGGTATTTACGCGCCAATTTTCTCAGAAATGGGGCGAGCGGCTGCCATTCACCCAGATGAAATGGTGTTTCCATTATTGACAGCGGGTTTCACTACCGATTGTTACGACGGTCAGTTTTTCTTTGACACCGACCACCCCATAAACTCAGAAGTTGACGGCAGTGGCGTTGATGCTTCAGTGGCGAACGTTGAAATTGACGTCGGTTATGTGGGCGAACCTTGGTTTTTACTTGATACCAGTAAATCACTTAAACCCATTATATTTCAACAGCGCAAAATGCCAGCCTTAATCAGCATGACAAAAACTGATGATGAAGCAGTATTTATGAGTAAGCAATTCCGTTACGGCGTTGATTGTCGTGATGCCGCTGGCTTTGGCTTTTGGCAAATGGCCTTTGCTAATAAACGCACCCTAACTGCTGATAACTTATGGGACACCATTGCTAAAATGCGCGCCTTCACCGCTGATGGCGGCCGTAAGCTAGCGATTAAACCCACCCTATTAGTTGTGCCGCCTAGCCTTGAAAAACTAGCCACACGCCTAATGGAACGTGAACTAGACGCCAACAGCTCTAATGAATTAAAAGGCCGTTTAGAGATATTGGTTGCTGATTACTTATAATTCTCTTTTTGTAGGTCGGGCTTCAGCCTGTTTTTGTAGGTCGGGCTTTAGCCCGTCAAAGGCTGGGCTTCAACCTGTTTTTGTAGGTCGGGCTTTAGCCCGTCAAAGGATATTAAAATGACCGTTCCAATTAAAAAAACTGAAACCAATTCAACTATTGCCGTAAACGTTAACTCAACCAAGCCCACAGGCTACCGCCGTGCAGGTTTTGCTTTAACCAAGGGCGACAACACGCTTAACGTAAACAAAGCACAATATGAGCAGCTTGAGCAAGACAGTAACTTATCTATTGAAGCCATTGGCTTAGATGATGCTGAATCAGTGCCTGAGACTGAGCCTGAGTCAGTAGCAAAGAAAACAGTCGCTAAAAAAACCACCGCTAAAGTCACCGCTAAAAGCACAGTTAAATAATCATGACCTATTGCGTAGCGCAAGATTTAATTGACCGCTTTGGTGATGATGAGTTAATCAGTTTAACTGATCGCAATGGCTTTGGCGTTATTGACAATAACGTGTTAAGCCAAGCCATTAGCGATGCCAGTGCAGAAATGGACGGCTATTTAGGGGGTCGCTATCAACTACCCCTAGCCACATTGCCACAAATGCTTTTACCGCTTTGTTGCAACATTGCCCGTTACAAATTATACGACCAACAAGCCAGCGAGCAAGTAACCAAACGCTATAACGCGGCAACTAAGTTTTTATTTAGCGTTAGCAAGGGTGAAATTAGTTTAGGTGTAGATGCGTTAGGGGTTAAAGCCCAAAGCACCGATTTAGCCACCATGCAAAGCGGTGGCAGTGTTTTTGCTAGAAACAAGTCAACAGGATTTATTTAATCATGTTTTTATTTAGCTATGTATAGCGCTATAGAGCAGCAGCTAAAGCAAGCCGCCAACAATCAAGGGCAATCGCTTTTTTTACAACTTGAATCAGTGCTTGATTTTAGCGAGCTAAAAAGCCAAGCCATTGTTAAGCCTCGTTGTGGTTATTTGGTGCCTATTAGCCAAAAGCCCACCGTAATGGTGAACGACAACGCAGGCTCAATACATCAAATAGAAGAAACGTTTGGTGTTTTTATTGGCTTACAAAGCATTAATGACCCAAAAATGAAAAAAGCCAATGCCTTAATTCACCAGTTTATTGCGGATTTAAGGCGCGAGCTTTTAGGGTTTAGCCCTAAAGCAGGTTACCAACCATTAACGTTGGCTGGTAGTAATTTGTCGTCAATTGCCAGTAATGGCATTTGGTGGCTAGAAAGATTTTCAACCACGTACTACTTGGAGTCAGTTTATGACCAATAACAAAACCCAGAAAACCCCAGCAACGGTTGCTGAAAAACCGATTGCTGAAAAACCTGTTACTGAAAAAGTTACACCTGCAAAGGCTCTATCACCACAACACCAAACAGCGGTAGATAGCGCAAAAGTTAAAACTAAAAACGATGGCTCGCACATTGCCAAG